GGGCTTTGGGCGTAAGTTATCTAAATCTCTATTGTAGAGATTTATCCCAATCAAAGTCGGCTCAGAAATTACTCTCTGAGCTTACCTCTGAAAGGGCTCTAACTTACCATCAATGGTATCTGCTTCGGCAGCTCTACCTGCTATCAGTCTCAGTTCGGAAGTGGCTCGGGAAGTCTAAAGACCTCCCTACTGATGTTACTAATATCAGTAACCACAGGAGCGAATTCTCTATCTAGACGAGCTAGAGGAGGTCAAAGAACTTCTTTTTCTTCAACTGGACGGTAGTCCAGTTTAGGATTAGGAAGAGGTTTAGTTCAGCCTTTCTCGTTTTCTAGGACTTTAAGTCCATCGAGATCGACTACAACTCAACCATGTTTTCTTTGTTCCTCTAGATAGTCATCTAGAGATTCAGTCTCCATTCCGATACCTCTAGACTTGTAATTGACGGAGGCATGTAGAGTCCCCTTTAATATGTATTCCATATTATTGTTGACTGCTACAATTCTCCTTCTCAATTTTAAAGACTCGAGACCTGAGAACAACAAAGTTTTCAGTGATTGAACCACCTTAACAATATCCCTTTCGGTATTGCTAAGTTCATCAAAATCAATAAAAGATAAATTTTTAACAATAGATAGTAATGACTCGGAAGAGTCATCCACTATAAATTGCTTAGTTTTCTCTTTTACACTCATGACATGGTTAATTAGGCCATATCAGGAGAAATGATATTGATGATGACGTAGATCATCACGACGCCATAAAAGGCGTCATTGATCAGCTACACCATTGGCTCAACTTAGGAACAGTCTTGAAACTTCAAGCTCACCAAAATCTTTTCTGTGTGGATTTAACCATCCACCAGGCTTAAAGAGAAATCAAAATCTCTCAACAAGCAGATTCTGGTAAGGGTATTGAAGTTGCTCTACTGTTCTCTGAAGATAAGCTTCTAGATTTTCTTTAAAATCTAGATACTTGTTCACTGTAACTACTGATAGTTTAACTACCTCTTCTGTGAAGGCGGCCCTAAATAATTTAGGGACTAACGCCTCGCACGGGACCGTCAAGTATTCCTCATTAGAAAACCTCACCAAGAGATTTCTCATCTCTTGGCTAGTAATCCTCTGAGATACAAAACGGAGTGTAGTAACAAATTCAGGTATAACTGACAATAAGTAGGTTTTGGGTAGCCCACTGTGAAGTTTATTCCCCTTTCGGGGTTTCACAGTTACGGGTCCACTAACTACTTGGTGTCCAGTTAAAATCCTTATTACAAGCTCACTGAATGTTCCTTTAAATAAATAAAGGTTACCTCTGTAAACATAGTCAAAAAGTATTTTAGTAATAATACTAATTGAACCAATGTTGTCAGAGATACCACTCAGTGGGAGTCCTGTAAGTTCGTTACTTCCTCGAATTCAACGTTTCGCAAACTCATAAGTATCTTTTGATACATGAGTTTTTGATTCGGAGATTTCGACCCCTAACTGTGTCATCACCCATATATATTTCAAAGCGACGGCATTGTCTTTTATTACAATGTCATCACCAAGTAATATATACTGATTAAACCCAATAGGCCGACCCACTAAGTGGGCAGCATATTGGACAATCAGGTGATGGGTCACAGCTAGAGAGGCTCAGGATGAATATGCGCCCATAGGTTGTCCAACGGAGTAATTAGCTCCGTAACAACCGTTCCTCTTTACCGGTGTCGCTGCAAGAGTCGTGAATTCGACTGGAGCAAGGCCTAGTAAAGGTTTATAATACCAACCGCACTTAGCGGTCGGTACTGGAAAAGCATATTCTCTCCTTAGTAAGCTTCGCCATGAATCTGCCAACTCTTTGTTATTGAACATGTAGTTCAATAGCTTGTGTTGGAGGTCCATAGGAAGTCTATCAGTAGCTGCGCTCAAATCCAAGCTTCAAAAGTGCTCGGAATTACTAAGTCATGAAGCATGCGGTTCCTGAGTAAAAGTCCTATCACACTCAAAATTCCGAAGTTTTCGGAAGATTGATAAGTGAATGGGCTTTAGCAAAAATTGCGATACATAGTCAAGAATGGCTATGATACGCATTTTGCAATCAGGATCTTTAACTATAGACAACCTACCGATGTGGGCCGTTTGGCTCATATCTCGAGTAGGAAGTTTAAAGTTATAGAAGTCCGCATAACGTTTTACTTGAAAGAAAAAGGCAAAAAGCCTTTCTCCCACCATAAATCTCAATATCCTCATATACTCCTCCGTATATAGTGAAAAACTATACAACGCAGTAGTAATTGAGGGTCCTGACGGACCAGATTTTAAACTGATATAGAGATCTTTGGTAGAGTAAGACGGCTTAGACTGATGTAAATCATAGTGATCAATAAAGGCCCTTATAAAAGTAGCTGGAATTGTATATCCAGTACCTTTACTAGGTGCCAATATTGTACTAAGATCAACGGGTATATCTTCACCTCTCTTTGGACGTAAAGTCCTAGAGATGTTAAGTAAGGTTAAAACGAATTTTAACCCACTTAATTTTCTTCTATCCACATAAGGACGGAGGAAAATGAAGCGTCGAGGGAAGCCACCTACAAGTGAAACTCCAACTTTATTAGACATTAATGGTCTTCCGACCATATATCTAGTAATATGTAGTTTCACCTGCTTCATATACTTCACGGTAAATAATGTCCCATTGTTTTTCAACAATGAGATAATTACTTTAACGGTAAGTTTTAAAGCAGATTTATCATCAATAGCAAATAGAGACTTAGATAACTTATATGTAAGTTTAATAAGTCTTAAATTTAACATTGTTGAATAAAGTAGACTACCAACGGTCCGTATCAGGTCCAGCGTTTGCTTGGGAAGGTCTCAAGACGTATTTTCATACGCTCTGACGCTCTTCCACCCACTAAGGGGTACCTGTTCAAGGGGCCAAGGTAGAGGGCAATATTCCTAGGTTGTGGTGACAAAATCCACAACTTTACGGAAAGGTTGCATCCTTATACTTTGGTTCATGACTCTCTTGTCAGGAAAGTCGAACAGGAGTAGACCAAGAAATTGGTTCTCCTGAAAGGGGAAGACCCGAACAAATAGGCCTTGTAGGAAACCATCCATTAATTTGGAGCCGGGTTCCACCCGGTACTGCCCCGCTAGCTGGCGGG